TGAATTAGGTTCTAAAATTAGTGAATTATCAGAACTTGAAGAAGTTAAAAAGTCAAACAAAGAAGAGATCGAAAACTCTAAAAAAGTCTCTGGAGTCTCTGTATATGGAGAACCTCAAGACGAAGAGAAAAAATCTCTCGGACAACAATTTTTGGAATCAAAAGCTTATAGCAGTTTTGTGGATCACGGTATCAAAAATATTCCTATGGAAACTAAAACAACTGTTACAACTTCCGTATGGACTAGAGACACCATCTATCAACAGGTTATCCCTGCGATAGAACCAGATCCAAATCCTGTTTTAGATCTTGTAGATTCAATTAATACCGATCAAACAACTTACTATTTCCTCAGAGAAACAGCAACAAATAACGCTGCTGAAAAAGCTGAGGGAACTGCTGCACCAGAAGATGCATTCAGTTATACAGCTGTTACTGCACCTGTAGCTAAGTTCATAACAACACTCCCAATCACTGCGGAATTGTTAGAGGATCAAGCTGGAGCACGTGCATACTTTGACGGTAGATTAGCAAATCACGTACTACAAAGACTCGAAAAAGAGTTTATCGGTGGTAATGGTACAAGCCCTAATATTCAGGGATTGTTAGGTACAACTAACATTAATCAAGTGATCTATAATGCTACAAACTTCCCTGCAAACGTAGGTGGAAAACTAAGATCTATCTTAGAGGGTATTAAAGACATTGAAGAAAACGGTAAATTATTCCCAGACGCTATGATTATGAGCCCAGGCGCATATGAGGCATTAGCTGGACAAGTTGACGGAAATAATAACTTTATGTTAGGTGCCGCTGCACAATCTGGAAGTCCTACAATCTGGGGCGTTCCTGTTGTTAAATCAACTCAAATCGGAACTTCACAATCTCAAAATGCTGATGTAATTATCGGTAAATTTGGAGGTGGACTTGCAGTTAATCACGTATTCAGACGAGGAATGGAATTACAAATTTCTGACTCTGCTGCTGATGGAGACTTCGGTAAGGATATCCTTACTGTTAAAGCATCTCTACGTTATGCAAGTGCAGTCTATAAACCGCAAGCTTTTACAAAAGTCGAGGGTATAGAATAAAAATTATGGATAGTCAGAACCAACGGTATGTTATGACAACGAGCATCGTTGGTTCTGCATTCCATACAGGAGGAGACAATTTGAAATTAGTAGAAAAAGAATCACAAAAAGTCTGGAAGTGTAATAGAACTAAAAAATATGCACAGGGAGAAAACTCTCCGTTCGTAAGTTCAATACTTATTGCAGGTATGGGAGATCCTATTCCAGATGTTAAATTAGAAAAAGTTACAAAAAAAGCAGTTAAAAAAGTAGAAAACAAAGCTGTTAAACCAGAAGAAAACAAGTAATTAAAAAATGGCACATGAGCAATATTGTGATAAGGGAGACGTCAAAACTTGGTTAGGTATCACGGGTACTGCACAAGATACAAATATAGACATCTCAATAGATGCTGCATCTAGAGCAATTGATGAATATTGCAACCGTGTATTTTTTCAGACAGAGACAACACAAACTCGTTATTATGATTGTGAGTTCGCAGATCTTGTTTATGTTGATGACATTGCAACAACAACTGATCTAGTAGTTACGACATTAAACGAGGATGGGACAGACGATCAAACTTTAGTATTAAACACGGATTTTTATTTATATCCGTTGAATGCTGGATCTGTTCATCCCTATATGCCGTTCTATAAAATAGTTATGGCTATAGAGAATGGAGGTAAAATACTCCAGACTCATTATCCTAGATCATTAAAAGTTACTGCAACGTTCGGATTTCCTACTCAACATGGGGCATCTGATTCAATACCAGAGGCAATAAAACAAGCAGCATTAATTCAATCATCTAGATTTTTTCAAAGAAAGCAAAGCCCTATGGGATTTTCTGGTAATCCTGAGACAGGCGAAGCTCCAATAATGTTTTTATCTAAATTAGATCCAGATGTAAGAACTTTAATTAATCCGTTCAAGAGATCTACAACAGTTCTTGCAAGTGGTCGTCCATACGTTGGCCTCACAGCCATAAACAATAATCGTCAGTATGGACTATGAAATTAACTCTTAAGGGAGCATTAGATCTATCAAGATCAATAAACGGTCAAACAATATGGAATAAAAGATCTACAGACTTTTTTAATGAATTAGCCTTAGAAGTTAAAGAAGAGTCTTTAGATGTTTTAGGAAATAAACCATCTCCCAGATCTCAATCTGGACGAGGTAATAAAAATACAGGAACTTTAAGACGGTCTATATTTGTATCTAAAATACAAAACACAAATAGATTAAGAATGTCAGAGGGATTTAAAATTGCCTCTACTGCAAAACATGCACCATACGTACATGGTAAACCTATTATGAGATCTTTTACTCCTGTAAAAAGAACACGTCCGTTCTTCCCTCCATATAAAAAAGGATCAGATCTTTATAAGTGGGCTAATAGAGGTACTCCAAAGATGAATGCATTTCTTGTAGCTAGGAAGATATCTCAAAGAGGTTTAAAAATGAAGCCATTTCTTGGCGGTATTATATACGAAAAACAAGAGGAAATTAAAGCAAGAGGGACTCGAATGTTACAATTAATTGCAGAAGATATTGCAAGGAGTGTTAAGTAATGGCAAGTTTTTCAAGTATAAGAGATGGACTTAAAACTAATTTAGAGACTATCGTAGGTTTAACGGCCTCTGATATAGTTCCAGATTATATAGTTCCTCCTATTGCATTAATAGCTCCCTTAAATCAGTTGACATACGATACAACGATGGGACGAGGTGCTGATACTTATTCTATCCCTGTAGTTGTCTATATAAACAGAATGGACGCTCAGACAAGTCAGGATGAAGTAGATGCATATTTAGCTGGATCTGGTTCACAATCTATCAAAGCAGCGATAGAGAGTGATCCTACGTTGAATGGTGCGGCAATGTCTGTTAAAGTAGTAAATGCAACGGATTACGGAGAGTATGAAGTAAATCAGGGAACTTCTTATTTGGGAGTTACCTTTAACATAGAGGTTATAGCATGAAAATTAAAATATTAAAAGGATCTAATTTTCCAGATAAAGACGGAAAAGAGATCAGAGTTGAAGAGGGTAAAGTCTTAGATTTACCAGATAAAATTGCTAAGAGTTTGATTAAGAATAATGCAGCAATTAAGTTTGATAGTAAGATGGTTAAAGAAGAGGAAGAATAAATGCCAACTTTTACACATGGAAAAAATGCAGTAGTTTTATTAGATAATACTAATCTTACAACTACTCTTACAGATTTATCATTATCTCTTACTTCAGATGTAAGCGAGACAAGTACTTTTAATTCAACGAGTAAAACTTTTGTAAGTGGACTCAAAGACGGAACGGCAACATTAAGCGGCTATTATGAATCCTCTGATCCAGACGCAGACGCTGAATACCTTGCTCAACTAGGAGGATCTGGATCAGGGTTTTCAATAGCAAATATAGGATATACAAGAGGGAATCCTGTATCTTTTGGAACTACTTTAGAGACTTCCTACGATAGATCTGCAGACGTAAACTCAGTCGTCTCAGTTGCTATTGCATTTCAATTTACAGGAGACTCGTATAATGGTAAAAGTTTATTAGAACCAACAACTAAAACCTCTACAAGTACAGAGACTTCCGTTGACTTTGGTTCTGCTGGATCTAATGGAGGAGCAGCTATTCTTCATGTAACAAACTCCTCAGGCACAGGACAAACTCTTGATGCAAAGATTCAAACTTCTACTGATAATATTTCGTTTTCAGATTATATTACTTTTACACAAGTAACAACGTCTGGAACAAGTGAAATACAAACAAGTGCATCCGCACCAGCTAGGTATGCAAGATGTGTTCTTACAATTGCAGGAACTACTCCAAGCTATACAGTTGCAATCGGATTCGCTCAAACATAGGAAAGGAAAAGAATGCCAACATTTACACACGGTAAAAACGCAGTATTCTCGATTGACGATTCTGGAGGAACTCTTAGAGATATCTCTAATACTCTTACAGACGTATCAGTCTCACGAACAGCAGACGTAGCGGAGGTAAGCGCCTTCAGTAATTCGTCTAAAGCATTCGTGGCGGGCCTTAAAGACTCGACAATTACTATCAGCGGTAGTTTTGACACTACTGTAGATGGTTATCTCTCAGGGATCGTAGGATCAGAGGGATCATTCGAATTTGGGCCAATCGGATCAACTTCTGGTAATCCTAAAGCATCTGGAGAGGCTATCTGTACAGGATACGATAGATCTGCAGACGTTACAGGAGCAGCAAGTTTTACTGCAAGTTTTCAGGTATCTGGAGACGTTACAGAAGGCACCTACTAATATTTAATTAGGAGGTCGTTTTGAAAAGATTAAAATTAGAAGATTTATCGAATGCACCTGATTTACCTACTAAAGAGGTAGAAATACCAGAGTGGAATAAATCAGTTATTGTACAGGGTTT